GTGACATCAGCGCCGGACAAGTAACCGGTACCGCAGGCGAGTCCGAGGGCATAGCTGGCCAGACTCGACGCACGGGAGGAAGCGCTCCCCGCCTGCATCCCCTCCCCCCAATTCAAAACCGCATCGGCAGACGCCAGGCCAGTCTCACGGCTGGGTTTGGTCACCCGTGCCTGGCATCTGGCCAATGCGGTTTTCACTGAGGCATTCGCAATGGATTACATGGCAAGTCAAATGGACCGCCAGATCGAAGGCGCTCAACTCGCTTACGACGATGCGATGACAGCAGGTCAGGCTGCAGCATTTCCTTCCGCGCCAGATCATCGGTCCGGGCGCGAGTGTGGCGTCACCGTCCGTGATTACTTCGCAGCAAAAGCCATGCAGGCACTGATCTCCACCGCCGCTGCGCCATGCCTTTTCGGCCTTGACGATGCCGAGCATCACACGGCCAAAGCCGCTTACAAGATGGCGGACGCGATGCTCGCCTCCCGCGCCTTCTTGCACACCGCCTAACCCCGCCACTCTGGAGGCGACCATGAATTACGAAGTGATTGTTGAAGGCTTTGTCCTCCAGGTGGAGGTGACCCACTGCGAGAACACGCCGCCCTGCCCGAGCAGTTGGGACAGCGACTGGGATGCGCAGGGCTGCCGGGAACTGGAGTTCAAGTTGGTATCGGGCATCTGCTACGACGAAGACGGCGCACGAATGAATGTCGAACGGCACCTGCTGCCTCTACTGGCCAAGCAGTACGGGCCGCAGATCGAAACCGCCCTATGGATTGAGATCGACGCAAACCAACGCCGGCGCAGGTGGGCAGCATGAGCCGCAAACATCAAATCGCCGTGGAAATGATCGACTCGCGGTTTGTCCAGCTGAGCGCCGGAAACACATCGGCTCAGCTGCACGCTGAAACGAGCATGGCTATAGAGATGGCTCACGCGCTGGGTGCGATCGACATCAGCGAACATCGGCAATACGTAAACCGCCAAGACCGAATCCTTGATCACCAGCATCAAGTATTGATGCAGAAACTGGAGTCGTTCCAATGACAACCGCACCGGTTAAATCACTGATCGACGAACAGCTCGACGAGTTGCCAGATCACCTGGCAGTCCCAAGCGATCGCGTGCTGATGGTGTTCAAAGGCAACAGCTGGGAAGACGCTTTGCGCTCCGCCGAGTTGGCCAGCATCGAAAACGTTCACGCTTGGAGCCGTCGGGCCTGCCTGTGCGGTGAGTGGACAGTCGCTTACGAGGTGAAAGCATGACCTCCCCCTACCAGCGCGCCCGTCGACTTTACGTTTGGCGCGGTTCGGCAATCGTCCTTCTCGGTACCGCCTTCTTCATGCTGGCCAGCTCTTACTGCGCCCAGCTCACTCAATAACCCCACACCTTCAAACGCTGCGTGCATCGCGGCAAGGATTCTGTCGTGTCCGAATTAACCACAAAGCAAAGTTTCAGCCTCACGCCGTCGTCGCTTACCGAGGCAATGGCCTTTGCCGACATCCTGGCCAAGTCGACGATCGTGCCGAAAGAATTCCTCGGCAACCCGGGCAACATCTTGGTCGCCATTCAGTGGGGGCTTGAGCTGGGCCTGCAACCGCTGCAAGCGATGCAGAACATCGCGGTCATCAACGGTCGCCCGGCGCTCTGGGGCGATGCAGTCATTGCCCTGGTGCGCGGTTCCCCTCTTTGCGAGTACGTGTACGAAAGCGATGACGGTGAAACAGCAACCTGCCGGGTAAAGCGTCGCGGAGAGAACGAGCAGGTGGTCACTTTCAGCATGGCTGACGCCAAAACAGCCGGGCTGATCGGAAAGCAAGGGCCATGGACGCAGTACCCAAAGCGCATGCGCCAGATGCGCGCCCGGGCCTTTGCCTTGCGTGACGTCTTTCCCGATGTGCTGCGCGGCATGCCGGTGGCAGAAGAACTGCAGGACATGCCGAAAGAACGCGAGCTAGGCCAGCCGATGGCAAGCGTAGCCAAGATCGAGGCGCCGGCAGCACCTGAAGTCTATCCCGACGAAAAGCTGGCAGAGAACCTGCCGAGATGGCGCAAGGCGATTGAGGACGGCAAGTCATCGCCAGAGCATCTGATCGCCACTGTCAGCAGCAAATACACGCTGACCGCCGAACAAATCGAATCCATCAACCAGTTGAAGCCACTCGAAGGTGAAGCAGCATGAAAATCCATAACGTTGTTCAAGGCTCCGCCGAGTGGCACGCCCTGCGCGCTCAGCACTTCACTGCTTCCGAAGCTCCGGCAATGATGGGCGCTTCGAAGTACCAAACCCGCACCGAGCTTCTCACTCTGAAGAAGACCGGCATCGCGCCGGATGTGACGCCTTCGCAGCAGTACATCTTCGACAAAGGTCACGCCACCGAAGCGATGGCCCGCCCACTGGTTGAAGTGATGATCGGCGAGGAGCTGTATCCGGTCGTAGGCACCAAAGGCAATCTGCTGGCCTCTATGGATGGCGCGACGGAGCTCGGCGAAACCCTCTTCGAGCACAAGCTCTGGAACGAATCGCTGGTTGCCCAGGTGAAAGCCGAAGAACTGGCACCGCATTACTACTGGCAGCTTGAGCAGCAGTTGCTGGTGAGCGGCGCCGAGCGCGTCATCTTCGTTTGTTCCGACGGCACAGCCGAGAACTTCGTCAGCATGGAATATCGCCCGGTCGCCGGCCGCGCCGAGCAACTGGTTGAAGGCTGGAAGCAGTTTGAGGCTGACTTGGCTGAGTACACCCCGCAAGCTGCTGCGGTTGAAGTTGTCGCGGCCGTTATCGAAACGCTGCCGACGCTCTCCGTTCAACTCGAAGGCGCCGTGAAGTCGTCCAACCTTCCCGCCTTTCAATCTACGGTGATGGCGCGCATCCAGGCCATCAACACTGACCTGCAAACGGATCAGCACTTCGCCGACGCCGAGGAAATGGTCAAGTTCTGCGACAAAGCAGAAAAGAATATCGACCTTGTGAAGGCGAACGCGCTCGCACAGACGGCCAGCATCGACGAGCTGTTCAAGACCTTGGACACCATTCAGGAAGAGTTGCGCAAAAAACGCCTGATGCTCGACAAGCTGGTGAAGGCTCGCAAGGTCAGCATCCGCGAAGACATCGTCATGGATGCTGCCAAGTCGTTGCAGGCGCACGTCGACCAGATCAACGCATCGCTGGGCGGAAAGGCGCGCATGCCGGCTGTGCCAGCGGACTTCGCCGGAGCCATCAAAGGCAAGAAGACCATTGCCAGCCTGCGTGACGCTGCTGATTCGGAGTTGGCCCGGGCGAAGATCGCAGCCAGCCAGATCGGCGACAGCATTCGGAATAACTTGGCCAGCCTGGACGAGCTAGCCGCCTACTACATGTTCCTCTTCAACGACGTGCAGCAACTGGTTATGAAGGCGAACGACGATCTGGTAGCGCTGATCAAGGTGCGGATTTCAGAACACCAGAAAGCCGAAGAAGAGAAAGCCGAAGCCCAGCGCGAGCAAATCCGAAAGGAAGAGCTGCAAAGGATCGAGAACGAAGCCAAGGCAAAGCAAGTGGTCGAGCCTGTCGCTGAACCTGCGCCAGTTGTGACGCCGGCCCCGATCAAGCCCGCACCGGTAGCGCAGACTGTTTCTAAGTCGGTGACCGCGCCAGCGCAACAGGCGGCGCGCCTTCAAGCCGAAGTGTTCGATCTGGAGGACCTGGTCAAAGCCGTGGCTTATGGTCAGGCGCCTATCTCAGTGCTGTCGGTCAACTGGGAAGCCCTCGACGCCATTGTTTCAGCCAAGGGCGAAGGCTTCAGCATGGCCGGCGTGAGGCTGGTGAAGGTGGCTGCATGATCAGCAACCTTAAATACGACATCGAGTTCCGGCGCGAGAAAGCGCTGGAGCTTTCCAGCCAGGTCGAAAAGCATATGGCCGCAGGCGGACGCTTCTCCAGAGCAGAGCCCGCCCCTATCAATCCAGGTCCGGCAAAACGATCCGAAACAATAGACCCGGACACCATTCTCAAGCGTCGCCGCCCTTCCCTGCCCCATGCAGAGCGGATCGCGCTGCGGCGAATGGCGGACTCATTATGAGCAAACGTAAGCCATGCAATCGAAAACTCCAGATTGAGCGCAGCATGCGAGCCCTACTCGGCACCAATCATGCCTCAGTCATCAATATCGACCCGAGCGGCCTCCAGATCATGATCCACTGGAAAAACGGAAAACAGATACTGTCGAAGCAGGTTGCCGACGCCCTTTGCGATATCCCGCACCGCTGGACGATCTACATCGCTGGGATTTGTGTGCGCCATGACGGCGCCCAATACATCAAGGCGATCGACATCAGGCCGACCGGTGTCCATTTGGTCGAAAGGCTCTCGGATGTCATTGAGCACTTCTACAACGAGGTGAAAGACGACTGCAATCCGAACCATCTTGTCGGCATGGGCTGGCTTGCCGTTCCCGGTGTCGTGCCTATCACCGAAGCACAACTGTCCGCGCTATTCGCCTCAGTCGGTGCTTGGCATCAGGCGAAGGTAGCAGCGTGAGACGATTTCGAGTTCAACAACGCAAACGACAAACCTGGCTGGCATTGCCGGCCAGTGGGATAGACGAGGTAGGTCATGGCGATGACAGATCAGCAGCGATCGGCCAAAGCTGCGTTAAAGCGTGCTGCGCTCAGCGAAGAGGAGTTGAGGTTGCGCGTTCCACCCAGTACACGCCATGCGCTGGCCGAGCTGATGGAGTGGGCCGGGATTACTGAGCAGGGCGAGGCGCTGACATTGATGATTCATCATGTTCAAGACCTGGGCCCGGAAGGCGTTGTGCGGTTTGTTGGCTCGCGCCACAAAATCGAAAATAGCCAAAACGTGGCGCGCATTACTGATAGTGCGCCGATCAGATTCGGCGCCAGACCGGGCACCTTGGCGGCACTGGATGACTTGGTGAAATGGACTGGAGCATACGATCAAAGCGCGGCCATGAGGCTGATAATCCCCGCCCTTCATGAGGTCGGGCCACAGCAAGCCCTTTGCTTCTTGAAGCCGCCGCCGCGACAAAAATACGAAGTGCCCGAGCCTGTGGCGCGAAAGCTTGAGCTCGCCTACAGGCGCGAAGCCCTGCGCATCTGTCGCGACGAATAATCTCGCTTGAGCAATTACGCTCCTGCAGTGCTCAACGCCATCTCATGAGCTTTGTTCATCACTTGAATGGCATTTGACACATGCGGGTGCCCTACCCAGCGGTATGGCGCGTTACCCAACAAGCCCGCCGCCGCGTTATCCAGCAGAGCCTTTACATCGAGCCCGCTGGCAATGGCCGCACCGATGATGGCTACCAACGCCTGCTCAAGTGCGACTTCGCGATCTGTAATCATCCGCATTTGCTCCTTCCGGCCGAATGCCGGGCGGACAGAAATACTCCACATATACCCAAAATGCCACTACCCGCTGTCGCATCCGGTCGCGGAGGGCGACACCTATTCTCTTGGTCTGAATTGCCTGAGCTGGTACTCGAGGGAATCAAAAAGTTGAAGAATTTCGTCGCCCGTGACTTCCAGTCCGCATTCGAAACATTTCAATCTGAGAAAATCTTTAAACGACGCACACTGATGCACGGCTGGCTGAAGAGCAGTACCGCACTTTGGACACGTCAGCGTATACGAGTCCATTTCTAGCATTGCAGCCACCACTTTCTGGCTCGTTTCAGATATTAAACCGATACCTGGAACCTCTAACTTTGAGAAAAATCAACAAAATGTCGCATCCGGTTACGGAGGGCGTCATCTGGCTGGGCCCGCCCTCACCTATTGCTCTAAGCGCCCTTTCACCTCAACAGCCTCAAGCTGATACCCCTGCAAAACCCTCATTTTTCGAAAGTGATCGAAGCTAGCTTCTGCGTCTAATTTCGTCTGAAAGACTTCAGCCTCCTCCGGGGTCTTACAGCGGTATCGAAAGCCGTCGCGGTCTGTCGCCTCACCATAAAAGGAGTCTCCGGCAGGACTCGTAAGCATTACAACCCAGTTCATATCGACTCTCGCTACCGGATCGACTGCCCGGAACTCAATCAATACCCCACTTCAACGAATCACGCCAGCCGGCGAGGCAGGCGCGCACCTGGAGATAACCAATGAGCATTCCCGCAAATGCTTTGAGCGACGAAGAGTGTCTGCACTACGCCGCTCTTGATCCGGCGGCCGCCGCCGAACTTACCCGACGCCTCACCGCGCAGAGCATCGACCCAAGCGCCGAGCTTAACGATTTGCGTGATGAGGTTCGCCAACTCGAAAGCGCGGCGGAACAGTCGGAGGATGATGCCGAAAATTTGCGGGGTGAAGCGTTTGATGCCTGCATTTGGATCAAGCGAGCAATGGACCCGGACGAGCGGGAGCTATCAGTGAATGAACTGCTGCAAAAAGCGCTCGACTGCCTGGAGTAAACCCATGACCACATTCGCCGTATTTGGAATGAGTGAGAACTGGGCTCGCGAAGAGGCCAGAGAAAACACAAGCACCCACAAAACAGTTGATGGGAAGCGGATCGAACGGACAATTCGTGAATGGGAAGAGGCGGTAGAGGCTCAGGTGGCGAAGATCATGGCGGG